TCTTGCCGGGATGGAGAGCATTCGACTACCGCGACTGGAACATCATCGGCCCGATAGCAGAGCGGTATGCCGCATTCCCAAACAAGATGCCATACATGATTACACAGTTCGCACCGGGATGGGCAGCAAGCACAAGTACCGGGCCATATGTTGAAGCAGACACCCCACAACAAGCAATAGCACTCGCCGTGATTGGGAGCAGGAAATGACACCAACAAACGAATTGCGCTTTGTCGAGCGCTCCATCTATGTCAACGCCGCATCTGGCGACTTGAAGTACAGCCAGAACATCCGAATATTGCAGCAGAAGTTTGTAGGGACTATGCAACATCCGACCAATGGACGAGACATGCTTATTTGGGAATGGCGCGATGTGCCGCTGGTGGAGGAGAAACTATGACCTTCACACAACCACCTACGTTTTTGACTGTGCATTCTTCCAATCAGGAAGTGCTGTCGCAGAAATTGATGAACGAACTGCGCGAAGTTGCCAATAAACCGGAGTACCAAAATATGTACTTCTCAACAACCATTGGAGTATTGGAGATGCTCAAGATGGAACTCTATGAAAGCATCACACCATGACCAACATCACGCAGCGACTGCGCAGTGCAGTGCAGACCCTTCGCCGCACACCCATGCCAATAGCTGACATTGCGCCAATGCTGCAAGAAGCAGCAGACACCATCGATGCCGCCGAGTTGGAATTAGAAGCCTTTGACAAAGCTGAAAATTCGTTCATGCGTAAGGCAATAGAGCTTGAGGCAGAGAACGCGGCGTTGCTTGAGGCGTTGAAAGGTGCATTGTGGCGGATGGAGGGTTATGGGTATCAAGCAATGGAAGGAACAATTGCGCAAGCCCGTGCCGCCATTGCTGCGGCTGAAGGGGAGAAGCCATAGTTTTCTTGCACTTGCGTTGGTCGCAACAAGTGCAGGTTTTTAAACGCGACTATTGGAGTTAAAACCCATGAATGAAGAACTTGAAAAAGCAATCGGCACTTTGACAAAGTTGATTACCGACCAAGTCAAATCCGATGATGCGCTGCGCTACACACAAGCCGCGCTCAATCTGGCACACGTTGCAAGCGTGTTGCTTCAAAACAATCAGGTAAAAACATAAGGATAGCGGGGACTAACAATCCCCGCCAAAAAGGATAAACCATGACCGAAGAACAAAGCCAAAATTTGGCGCGTGAGGCTGGCGCTGCCATGAACCGACAGGGAGATGTTGCATGGATTCCATCGGACATTCCGTCTTTTATAACCCGGTTCGCCAACCTAGTCGCAGCTAGTGAAAAACAATGCGACGGGTGCGGAAAAACTGGTGCTGATGGCTGGGCGCTGTACTGCGTTAAGTGTTCGGAAGCGGTGAAGCAAGCGTCAGTGGATTTCCTCCCCCATGACGACCACCTGCGTTTCATACAGCGCGTACTGGAGAGCGATGCGCCACAGCCCGACCGTGATGCAGCAGCGCAAATGGCGCGGGAAATTCGCCGGTCTATACGGCCACAGGAGAAACCATGACTATGCGTAAACGGCGCAAGCTGTTTGTTTTTGATGTTATTTACATTGGCACAAAAAATCACAGGGCTGTGTATATCGGGAAAGGAAGGAAAGTACCATGACCGAAGAACATTTTTGTGTAAGGCTAAAAAGAATATGCACGACCTGTACTTACCCATGCAAAGAAGATGTGGAAGTGAAGGTGGACATGGAGCCGTGCGACATGGGGCAAATGTGCCTTAACTGCCAACCTCGCGGCTCTAACGGTGAATGCCCAGACTCATACTACACCGCCGACCAACTTGCCGCCGCTGTTACCGAAGAACGGGAGCGTTGTGCAAAGGCGGTGGAGGAGTACGAGACAGAGAACGACATCACCGCAACATGGCTGAACATCATCGCCGCAACAATAAGGAGTGGACGATGAAGCTCACTAACTGGTTTCCCGCCAGCGTTAAGCCTGTTCGAGTCGGTTGGTACGAAGTGGGTCACAGCGAATTTGTGCATCCGCGCAATCGATACTTCCTAACCGGGAGACTGCGCTATTGGAACGGAGCATCGTGGCGTGCTGGTTGGCTTCTAGACAAGGTATCGGTATTTGGCGAACACGAAACACACCGTTGGCGCGGAATATCACGCACAACCACATTGAAAAACGATAAGGCGCAAAAATGAACGCATTCAACTGGAAGGGCAAGCCTTCCATCTTCACACAAAAGGGTAACAAGCGGCAGTTCGACGGGGTTGACCTCGGCATTGCCAACGCTGCGCGGGACAAGCTGGACGCCAAAAGTCCAGTCAAACGCATCAAGAAACCTGATGCACTTAAACTAGGAGCTGAACTTGGTAAACGCATTTCTTAAAGCATCGGAGGTATATATCATGCCACTGGAGGGATTCACCAACGCGGAGTTAATCCGCATAGTGGATAACAACGCGCTTGCCACGCCGATGGAGCGGGCACTGGCGCAGCGACTTGATGAGGTGATGGTGGAAATCAAGCTGGTGAACAAGGAGAACAGTCATCTGGACAACTTCTCGCCAGCGCAAGACGAGGACCGGTTCTTTGACCCGCGTCCAGCAGAGTAACTAACGAAAGGAAAAACATGGCAGCAAATCAGAAGCAAGTGGGCGGCACGCACTATGTAACCAAGGCCGTGCAGCCGTGGGATGCAATGGCATCGTGCATGAGTCAGGAGGAGTTCGCAGGTTTCCTGCGCGGTAATGTCATCAAGTACACCATGCGCTGCAAGGACAAGAACGGCGTGGAGGATTTGCTCAAGGCACAGCACTACCTTGAGAAACTTCTGGAGGTTGTTAATGACGCCCGAGGGTAGAACTAAGCAGGCGGTCGAGAAGATACTGGTGCGCGAGAGTGTGTACCACTTCTTCCCGGCAGCTAACGGGTATGGCAGGGCAGGCATCCCGGACATCATCTGCTGCATCAACGGGTTCTTTCTCGCTATCGAATGCAAGGCTGGCGCTAACAAGCCGACCGCGCTGCAGCAACGGGAGCTGAACCTGATAACGCTGGCGAGTGGCGCAGCGCTGGTGGTGACGGATGACCTGACAACGCAGCAGGAACTACTGCGGGTGATTCAATTTATAAAGGACAGAACATGGAAGTCATAGACATGACAAAGGCGTTCAAGCAATTGGACGACGACGACCAACGGGTCGTGGCGGACATGATGCACCGCATAGTAGTTACGCTGGAGAAGGGCGAGGGCACAGTTGTCTTGCTGATGGATGTGCTTGGCAACGGCACGGCAGAGGTGGTCGCGGCGGGTAACCCGCTGCTGGTCGAGCCGCTGCTACGAACGGCAGCACTGGTCAGCGAACGGCTATTCAGCCAGCAGGATGGATACACGCAGTGAGCAAACCTTACGAACGTATCATCTGCATCGACTTCGAGACGCGCTGGGCGTCCAAGGGGTGCGATTGGTCTGGCCCTGACGGGTACACTCTATCAAAGATGACAACCGAGGCGTACATACGTGACCCGTTATTTAAGGCGTTCGGCTGTTGTGCACATGAAGTTGGAAGCGGTACCCCCACCATCTGGATTACGCACGACAAGCTACCGTATTACTTCGCAACAGTGGATTGGACTACGACAGCCGTACTGGCACACAACGCTCAGTTCGATGTTGGAATACTCTCCCTTGTTTACGGAGTGCGCCCCTGCTTCGTATTCGATACACTTTCGATGGGAAGGGCGCTACGTGGTGTCGAAGTTGGAAACTCCCTAGCCAAGCTGGCCGAGGATTACGGGCTACCCCCCAAGGGTCGCGCCGTGCACAGCACGGATGGTATGGCAGACATACCAATGCACATAGAGATTGAGCTGGCGAATTACTGCGAGCACGATGTCGCGTTGTGTGAACAGATATTCGGCGCGTTCATGCTGCGCGTGGACCCGGTGACCCGGCTGTCGCAAGGCCCGTACCCCACCAAGGAGCTGCGCCTAATCGACATGACCGTGCGCATGTACACCGACCCGGTGCTGGTGCTGGATACCCTAATGCTGCAGGACGCCATCAAGGAGGATAAGACCAAGATGGAGGCGGCGCTGGCACGCGCTGGCGTGGACGAAGCTACACTGGCAAGCAACGCGCACTTTGCCACGGCCCTGCAGGCGCTGGGTGTGCAGCCACCGGAGAAAAAGAGCAAGGTGACAAGCCGGATGGCGTTCGCGTTTGCCAAGAACGATGCCATGTTCCAGCAGTTGCTAAACGGTGATGACGAGGACGTATCGCTGCTATGCGAAGCACGCTTGCGGGTCAAGTCCACTACGGTGCGTACCCGCGCACAGCGCTTCGTTGATATTGCCAGCCGGGGGCCGCTGCCTGTACCGCTGTCCTACTATGGTGCCAGCACCGGGCGCTGGACTGCGGCCAAGGGCAGCAGCATCAACATGCAGAATCTCAAGCGGGGCAGTGCGCTGCGCAGGGCCATCATGGCACCCGATGGGTACCTGCTATGCGTGGGCGACTTGTCGCAGATTGAGCCGCGTGTGTTGGCGTGGCTGGCGGACTACCACAGCATGCTGTCCATCTTCAAGGCTGGTGGTGACCCATACGCTACCTTTGGCAGCACCATGTTCAACGTGCCGGGTATGACCAAGGAGAGTCACCCGCTGCTGCGCCAGAGCGCGAAGTCTGCGATGCTGGGGGCAGGGTACCAGCTCGGGTGGTCCAGCTTTGCAGGGCAGTTGCTGACCGGGTTCCTTGGCGCACCGCCCGTGCGCTATATCAAGGCCGACGCCAAGCAGTTGGGCGTGACGGCGCAGGATGGCATCGAGTTCCTTGACAACCGCGACAACGTGCAGCGCATGAAGGATATTGCACACACTTGCACGGAGGAAGAGTTGCTGGTGCACTGCCTTGCGGCCAAGGCTATCATCGACAAGTTCCGCGCTGCAGCCAGCCCCGTGGTGGAGTTCTGGGACTTACTTGGGACCATGCTGACCGAGTGCCTGCTTGGTGGCCGGGAGTACACGCACAAGGGTGTGTTGCACTTCAGGAAGCACGCCATCGAGATGGTCAACGGCATGGAGATTCGCTACCCCGACATGCAGTTAGAACGTGACGACAAGGGGCGTCCGCAGTATACTTACAACGATGGGAAAAAGCGTGTGAAGCTCTATCCCGGAAAGATTTGCAACAACGTGACACAGGGTTTGTCGCGTATCGTCATGTCTGACGGTTTGTTGCGAGTCCAGAAACGGTACCGCGTGCTGGGTACTGTACATGATGAGGGTATCAATCTGGTGCCCGAAAGCGACAGGGAGGTTGCCCCTCCTTGGGTATTGGCGCAGATGATTACTGTGCCAAAGTGGTTGCCGGGTATCCCGCTGAATGCAGATGTAGGGATTGCGCGGCGTTATGGTGAAGCAAAATAAAGGAACGACATGGAAATACCCCGAGAGTTCAAGATAGGCAAGCGAAGTTACTCGGTGCAGATGCCCAAGAGGCTGCGCATGCTGGGGCGCGTGTTCCCCTCCATTGGGCTGATATATATCAACAAGGAACGCAATGGACTACCGCGCACGCATCAGGACATGGCAGAAACATTCTGGCATGAAGTGACGCACGGCATACTGTTCGACATGAAGGACAAGCGCTGGCGCAACGAACCATTCGTCACCGAGTTCAGCAAGCGGCTCAATCAGGTAGTGCAGACAGCGAAACTAAAGGGCTGATATGGACAAGTGGCTTATCATAGAAAACATAGCGCTGTTTGCCACGATGTGTTTTCTTATCTGGCTAACCAGCTCTAGCTGGTGGGCACTGCTACTGCTTCTTATGAACTACAGGAAAACATAATGGCACAACACAGCTACAGCGGCATCAAGGCATACGAGACTTGCGCACGCAAGTATTACGAAACCAAGGTTCTCAAACTGTATCCCCGCGTGGACACCGAGGCTACGCTGTATGGCACGCTGGTGCATGAAGCCGCAGAGCTGTACGTCAAGGAAGGCAAGCCACTGGAGGAGTCGTTCGCATTCATGGAGCCGTTGATGAAAGAGCTGGTCAAGATGCCGGGGCGGCACATGGCAGAGCTTGAGATGGCGGTGACGGATACGCTGGAGCCATGCGGCTTCCATGACCCGAACTACTGGTGCCGTGGCATTGCGGACTTGGTTATCGTTGACGACGACAACCTGACGGCCCGTGTGTTTGACTTCAAGACAGGCAGCAACAAGTACCCGGACACTGACCAGCTCATGCTGATGGCGATGCTGATATTCAAGCACTTCCCACACGTGCGGTCGGTAACGGGTGGCTTGCTGTTCGTGTTGAAAAACACGGTGCAAAAATACAAGGTGTCACGCGAGCAGGAGGAAGAACTGTGGTGGCGCTGGCGTGAACGTGTTGCCAAGATTGATGCAGCGCATACCAACGGCGTGTGGAACCCGAAGCAGTCTGGCCTGTGCCGCCAGTATTGCGAGTGTATTACTTGTGAGTTCAATGGAAGGAGAACGTGATGGCAAAGTCAACACCCGGTAAGCTGGCCTACCAACGTAAATACAACGCACGGCCAGAGATAGTTAAGCGCCGCGAGGAAAACAACGCAGCACGCGCTGCGCTGATGCGCAAGGGCACGGTACACAAAGGTGACGGCGTAGACGTTGCCCATGTCCGTGCGCTCGATAACGGCGGCACCAATAGCCCCGGTAACCTGAAAGCAGAACCGGCATCAAAGAACCGAGGATGGAGGAAAGCGAGTGGATACAAAGTACCCGTGGATAAATAAACTGGAAGCACCGTTGGACACGGTGCTGAATCTTTGGTACACGGCATACGGGGTTAAGCCCCCACCGTTTATGTACCATGAGTTGGATGGTGGTTTGTTGGCGAAGCAGGAAGATTGGTTACGGCGAAACATGGGGTTCGTCGTGAATCACTACGTTCAACATGTACCGAACGTGCGCTATGACACACCGAGCCTAACCATGAAATCGTGTCGCATGTATGACCACCCAGAGTATTACATCGGCATTTACCACGACACGCACTACAAGGATGTGCACGCAATACTAACGCTGAAAGAAAAACATGGAAATTATTGACAACCGAGCGCTGGTCATCCGGACACGCAGCCCGGAGAAGTTCAAGATAATCCCCAAGCACATGGTGCGGGACATCCCCGGTGGGCATGAGGTCATCGTGCACTGGGGGCTGGATGAAGCGCGTGTGTTGCGCAATCTGGGCGTCAAGGGCGTGCCCTCACCGATACGCCGCAAGTACAAGTGGCCGGGACGCTACCGGCCCATGTCGCATCAGATAACAACGTCAGAGTTCCTCACCATGAACCGCAGGGCATTTGTGTTCAACGACCCCGGAACGGCCAAGACGATGAGCGCATTGTGGGCTGCGGACTATCTGATGACACGCGGCGAGGTGCGCCGGGTGCTGGTGGTGTGCCCGCTGTCCATCATGCAGAGTGCGTGGATGGGAGACATACTGAACAGCGTCATGCACCGCAGCGCCATCGTCGCTCACCACTCACAGGCAAGCCGACGCATTGAGATGATTCAAGACGACTATGAGTTCGTCATCATCAACTACGATGGGCTGAACCTTGTGGCCGATGAGGTTGCAGCAGACGGCAGGTTCGACTTGGTTATCGTTGACGAAGCCAACGCGTATGCGCTACCCACTACCAAGCGCTGGAAGTCGCTGGCGAAAATCATTCGCCCCGATACGTTCCTGTGGATGATGACGGGCACGCCCGCTGCGCAGTCTCCGGTGAACGCGTATGGGCTGGCGAGGCTGGTGAACCCGAGCGGCGTGCCCAAGTACCAGACAGCGTGGCGCGACAAGGTGATGAACAAAATCAGTACCTTCAAGTGGATACCCAAACCCGGTGCACGGGACATGGTGTTTGAAGCGCTGCAGCCAGCGATACGCTTTAGCAAGGCAGAGTGCCTTGACCTTCCGCCGGTCCTCAAGACCACGCGTGAGGTTGATATGACACCCCAGCAAAAGAAGTATTACGACAAGATTAAAAACGACATGCTGGTGATTGCGGCAGGGCAGACAATCAGCGCGGTGAATAAGGCAGCGGTGGTGAACAAGCTGTTGCAGATAAGCTGCGGTGGGGTTTACTCCGAGGATGGTGAAGTGGTGGAGTTCGACGCAGCGCCACGCATGAAACTGCTGCAGGAGATACTGGGGGAAACCAGTAGGAAGGTTCTTATATTTGCAATGTACCGCTCAAGCATCGACGCCATTCAACGCTTCCTGACATCCATCAACGTGCCATGCGGCGAGATACATGGTGGCGTGCCAGCAACAAAACGGGGCGAGCTGATAAATATGTTTCAGAACACCCCGCTGCCACAGGTGCTGGTGATGCAGCCACAGGCTTCGGCGCATGGAATTACCTTGACTGCGGCTGACACCGTGGTATTCTTTGGCCCCCTGATGAGCGTTGAGTTGTACACACAGTGCATTGCCCGCTCAGACCGCAAGGGGCAGACCTCGGACAAGGTAACGGTGGTACACATCCAGAGTAGCCCCATTGAGAAGAAGATGTTTGCCGCGATGGACGCCAAGGTAACTGACCATGCACTTCTCACAGAGATGTTCGACCAAGAAATGGAGATTAACAGATGAAAGGAATATACAAGCGCTACGGGTGCAAGATGGGTTGCGGTTGGTTCAAGTGCAAGAACGATACGCCGCACGACCCCAAGGCCCGCAAGCGCATGAAGCATATCAACAAGGTGCGCGACCGCCGAGAGGCTGCTAAGGAAATGGAGATTAACATGAAAAAATAATTTGTACACTTCTGGACAAAACTAAAAAAACGTGTATACTTAACAGATAAATTAAAGGAAACGACATGACGACTGACACAGAGGTGGACGCCCCGTCCATCACACTCGACCGACTTACAAAAGTCTACATTCGGATGCGCGACAAGCGCTCTGAAATTTCACGTGCCTTCGAGGAAGAAGATGCACGCATCAAGGCGCAGCAGGACGAGGTAGCTGCAGCCATGAAGGACATCATCAAGACTGCTGGCGGCGTTGGTATGCGTACCATCTACGGCACGGTCACGCTGAAAACTAACACACGCTACTACGCGCAGGATTGGGAAGCCATGTACCGCTTCATTGTGGACAACGAGGCACCGCACCTGCTGGAGAAGCGTATCGCACAGAAAAACATGACGGAGTTTTTGGAAGCGAACCCCGGCATCGTACCCACCGGACTGAACACCATGTCCGAAATCACTGTTTCCGTAACCAAACCCCGCTCTTAACTCGAGGACCCCATGAGCAACATTCAACTTTTCAACCCGGCCCAGCTCCCTGCCCACATCAAAAAGGGAGAACTCTCCAGCGTTGCCAAAGCCCTGATGGGCGGTGGTGGTGCGTCTGGCAAACGTATCTCGGTCAAGGGCGGCGTGTTCCGCCTTGTCGTCAACGGCAAGGAAGTGGCCGCGATGGAGGAGCGCTACCTAGATGTGGTTGTTGTCAACGCCGCACCCAAGGTATCGCGCACCTTCTACATGGGCACGTACGACGAATCCAACCCAGCACCGCCCACTTGCTGGAGCCAAGACGGCGATGTACCTGACAAGAGCATCAAGGCTCCGCAATCGCCATCGTGCGCTACCTGCAAGCAGAACGTGGCAGGCTCCGGCCAAGGCCAATCCCGCGCTTGCCGCTACAGCCAGCGTCTGGCAGTTGTTCTGGCGAACGACATGGAAGGCGATGTGCTTCAGCTCTCGCTGGCCGCGACCTCCCTGTTCGGCAAGGCCGAGGGTGACAACCGTCCGCTGCAGGACTACGCCAAGTGGCTGGCCGCGCAGGGGGTAGACCCCACGCAACTGGTGACGCGCCTGAAGTTCGACACCAAGGCACCCGTGCCCAAGCTGTTCTTCAAGGCAATGCGTTGGCTGGAAGCCGACGAGATGACCACTTGCGCAGCGCAGGGCGCTACGGCGGATGCGGTGCAGGCTATCACCATGACCGTGAGCCAGACGGACGGCGTGGCCCCGGCGGTTGCTGCACCTGCAGCATTTACTGCCCCGGCAGCGGACGAGGATGAGCCGCCCGCACCGCCACCCAAGGCCGCGAAGGCACCCAAGGCCGCGAAGGCTGCGCCCGAGCCAGCGGACGAGCCAGAGCCTACCGTGCGTGCCCCTGCAGCCAAGGCGCAGGATGCCGTCCCGGCAGCGTCTGGCGTAGCCAAAACGCTGGCTGAGTGGGACGACGAGTAAACTAGGGTCCGTGCACTGCCTGTGGCGGTCGCATCGCGTGCGGCGGGGGTATAGTCACTCTCGTTACGTCTCCACCAACATCCGCACGGATGCGTTTCCCACGAGGTAGTGCACTCCAACACCATGACTTACAGACTCACGACACAACGTAACGTCCGCGCCGCCCCCAGTTCACTGGGTGCGCGGCTCGGGAAACTTGCGGTTAAAAGGGGGCTATCTGTTGCACAGATAGCCCTTCTCACTGGTGCCTCTCGCACCACTATCTACAGTTGGTTCGCAGGTGGAACTGTGACCAACGCATACCGGCGCACGGTTGAAGATTTGATAACGCAACTGCGCCTCACCAGCACGGAGCAACTTATGGAAACTTTTTCAGCGCATCACACCCCCAATGATGAAATTGCCTGACGGGTCGCAGCATGGACTCAAACGACTTCCTGTCGGCGGTGTTACCGTCGCAAGGAAAATACTGCGTGTTCACCGCATCAGACACGGTTCGCAAGAACCTGTTTGTCGATGACATTGACAACCTCTACAAGACCTCCCTTCAGCTTGACCACAACGGACAGCAGACCTACTACGCATTGAGTACCTTCGATACCGAAGGGTATCGCAAGGCCGCTAACGCGCAGTGGATACGCACACTGGCGATGGACCTCGACTGCGGGGCAGGCAAGGCATTTCCCAACAAGCGCGATGCCATCACCGCGCTGACCCGGTTCATAGTGGCGTCCCGGCTGGAGCCGCTGGGCGACCCGTGGCTGGTGGACTCAGGCGGCGGCGTGCATGTGTATTGGCCGCTGGACAAGGACCACGCGATAGACGAGTGGAAACCTGTTGCCGAGAAGCTCAAGCGGCTGGCATCCAAGCTGGCGTTCAATATCGACATGACAGTTACGGCAGATGCGGCGCGGGTGTTACGCATGCCCGGTATGACCAACTGGAAGTACACGCCCCCGAAGCCCGTGGTGCTCAAGCATCGTGGACACACCTTCAGCCTGCAGTCCATAGACGCCATACTGGACACGCATAACCTTGTGGCCCCACCCACGCCACCGAGTGCCGCGCTTGCGCTCCCCGGCAACCGCCCCGGTACAGCGCTCTCGCCCATCGCGGCAGCACTCATTGGCAACAGCGCAACGTACTTCAAGGGCATCGTCGTCAAGACATCTGCGGGAGAAGGCTGCGGCCAGCTTCTGAATTATTTTGGCAACGCCACGGAAGATGGCATGGAACCCACTTGGCGTGGACTGCTGTCGTGGACCAAGGTCTGCGTTGATGGGGACAGCTACGCTCGCAAGCTGTCGAAGTTGCATCCCTACGATGAGGATAGGATGGCGCTCAAGCTGTCCGAGATACGCGGCCCCTACCCCTGCGCCAAGATGGACAGCGAGCGCCCCGGTATCTGCGGGCAGTGCCAGCACTGGGGCAAGATTACGAACCCGCTCGTATGGGGTCGAAAGATAGAGCAGTCCGACGAGATGACCGTTGTAGTCGATACCCCCACCGGACCCACCAGCTTCGACCGGCCCGAGGCACCGTACGGGTTTTTCTACGGAGCAAACGGCGGGGTTTTCTTTCGCAAGAAAGGGGACAAGAAGGGCGAGGAGGACCGCGACCTCATGCTCATTCCATACGATTTGTTTATGACGCGCATGTTCCGGGATGGCGTTGACCGGGTTGCCGAGTTCAAGGCCATCAAGGGCAACAAGACGTTCACCTTCGCCGTACCACTGAGCAAGGTAGCCTCGCCCATCGAGTGCATCAAGACGCTGGCGGCAAACAATATCATCGCAGTCCACATGGGGTACGACCAGTACCTGTACCAGTACGTTCGACAGAGCATCCAGACGCACAGCGCCACTGGTACGGAAGTGGACATCCCGCCCCGGCTCGGTTGGCAGGACGACTCCAGCTTGGCCGTAGGCGACACGGTGTACAGCCCGCACAGCCCGCAGTACAACTACACGTACGTGTCCGACCGCATGCAGAACCTGATGCGTGCAACTACCTGCGAGGGTACGCTGCAGGGCTGGCAGGACGCCTTCTACATGTTGCGCAACAAGGCTGCTCAGGACCCAATGGTGTGGGGACATTTGGCTGTGGCCGGTGCGGGGTTTGGTTCGCTGCTGATGCAGTTCATGCCAGCAGGCGCACGCGCTGCAACAATCCACGTGTGCAGCATAAGTTCAGGTTCGGGCAAAACATTGGCTCAGACATTGGCAGCATCTCCTTGGGGTGACGGTGAAAGGTATCGCGTGGCTCCATCTACATCCGAGCGTACGATGATGCAACGTGCCGGTCTGTACGGTAGCCTACCCTTGTGTGTGGACGAAATCACACAGTCTTACCGCGAATCGAACCGCGAGTGGCTACCAAAGTTCATATTTGATTTCTCTGCGGGCACACATAAAATCAAGGGGAGTGCGTCAGGCAACAATGAAATCCTGCATGATGTGGTATGGAGTTCAATCGCCATCATCACGTCGAACGCCCCGGGGCTGGAAGCCATGATGGGCGCACGCTCACACACATCGGAGGGCGAAGCACGGCGTCATCTGGAGTGGGAACTGCCCCGCAGCTACTCACTGACATGGACTGCCGAGGAGGATAGGGTACGCAAGCTCATCTCGGCCAACTACGGCGTGGCAGGGCGCATGTTCGCTCAGTGGTGCGTACTAAACACGGACAAGGTGCGGGAGGTGCTGGCGCAGATGACGGCGCTGTGGACAGAGCGGGCGCGGGCCAAGGACGATGAACGGTTCTGGACAGCGCTGGTGGTGTCGATACTGGCTGGCTATATTCTGGCTGGCCCCAAGTACGCCAACGTGCTGGAGATGCCGGTGTCCCCCATCCTTGACTTCTGGTTAGGGATTGTCAACCGCGCCCGGGGCATCATCTCCGGCAACCAATCCTCCGCGCTGGATGTCCTGAACTCCTACATTCGGGAACACAGCGGCAACTTCGTTCACGTTCAAAGCAATCAGGTGCTTCAACAACTCGCTGGCAAGCTGGAGATTCAGCCCAACACAGACAAGCAGGCCATACGCGGGCGCATCGAGTACGATGTCACTCCGGGGCATGTTGACTTCTACGTCGAAGCAAAACTTCTCAAGGTACACTGTGCCGGGGTTAGCATGAGCTACACCACCTTCATCGAGGAGCTGCGGCGGGTAGCGGTTATTATCGAGGGTCCGAAAAACCTTCTGGCCGGTACCAAGGGGCCAACCATGCGCGTGCAGTGCGTGAAAATAACTCGCCCAATCAGCGCACTCAACCCGAATGACATCTGATGATTTCCCTTGGCAACGCTGTCGCGCAGGGGAATCGTTTTTCATACCCACCCTAGACCCCTACGGCGTGGCATTCAAGGGTCTGCGGGCAGGCCAGCACCTGCGCTGGGCACGCGGTGCGCTGCTGGCTCGACCGGGTATCTACAAGGGACAGCTCGGGGTGCTGTTCACTGTACGGCATGTTCGCGCACCTGCTGCAGATACTTCTGGGCACGCAGACTCCGGGCAGCGTTAAGCGCATCAAGCTGGGCACGCTTTGCATCCGCGCTCAAGGTATCGTCCTCACGGATGTGTGTCTCGCGCTGCTTGAGTGTGCCCATCAGGGCTTCAAACTGCTTGGCCGCTTTAGGGTTACCGTACTGCTCATACTGCTGCTGGCGATACGCCTTGGCATCCTCTACACGATGCTCCTGCAGCATCGACTTCACCGTGGCATCGGTAAGCGCCGCCTTCTTGGCAATCTCGTACGCATCAGTGACGTAGCGTGACTCGTTCGGGTTGCGCGTGTAGCCTGCCAATACTGGGTTGTCGTGGGCTGTCGGTGTCGGCGCGGCATTATCCTGCTGCGTGTCGAACACGTGGTTGGTAAGCGTTGCCAGCATGTGTGGGAACTGCCCCAGATACGCATTGGCGAGGTAGTCAATCTGTACCGGCGACAGGCGAACGCCAGAGTCCACCAACGCCCGACTGAATGCCTTGTAGGCTTCCGGGGTGTTGACGGTGTAGCGCTGTGTCGTGTCCTTGGTCTGCATTCCGGCGGATTCGATGGGCGTACCAAACGCGCTGTTGTAATTGCGGGACACATCCAATGCACCCTTGGCAATCTGCGGCACAAGGCTTCCGTTGCCCGGTAGCTGGTTGCTGAGAACGTTGCGAACGTCCTGCCAATCTTGGTCGTTGAAGTTCTGCTTGAGCGAGTGAATGAACGCGACCGGCAGCGACCAGAACAGCATACCGGTTTCGTACGGGGCCGGGATATGCGCCTGCACGCCGCCGATAGTGAACCCCGGCACAGGGATGTTAGCCATCTGACTGTGCAGCGACAGCCGCTTCCAATCCTCGTCATCTTCCATCGAAGCCGCGTACATCAGTGCCATAGCGGACATACCCATTGCTCGGCGGAAAAATGCTTCCTTGGTTTTCAGCAACTGGTCAGCAGGCATGCGACCAGTAGCCGCTTTGGCAACCACATTCAACCCCTGAATCTGCGCATTGAAAAACGGTATCAGCCGGTTAATCATCTGCACGCTCAGGCTGGAGCCGCGCTTGTTGAAGTTCTGCATCTCGCGTGCATGGATGACGGCCTCGGCTTCGGAGCCGCCTGCTGCGATGACATCGCGGTAGCCCTGTGCGCGTGTGGATGCGTCCGCGCCCTGCGCCATCTTGTCCAGCCCCGCCAGCACCCGGTGGTACATGCTCTGGTTCTTGCCTGCTATTTGCATGGCAATCTTTGACAGGTCCCCAGCATCTCCTGCGAAGATGTTACTGTGGTTAACCCCGTGCGCCGCCAGAACCTTGTCAGCATCCGTCAAATGTCCAGTCATGCGCCCCATGTATCCGTTCATTGTCTTGGCAACCGCAGTGAACGGGTCAGACTTGATATTGCCCAGCATGGCCGCGTTGATTGGGTCCTTGAGCAACTGGCGACCGACATACATCGGCATGCGCGTCACGCCCGCACGCAGGATGTCACTAGCGTACGCGCCTAGCTTGAGGAACGTGGGCACGCTGTGGTATGTACCAGCTACTGACTGCGCCAGCAAATCGTTGGGGATGTATTCGGCAGCAGTATCCTTGGTGTCAATAATGATGTGGCGCTTGCCATCATCGCTTTTGAACTTCGGCTCGACGCTGAAGCGTATCGTGCGGCCATCCTTTGTTGGTGGCCCGTCGCCATTCTGGATACGCATCGTATTATGCTTGCCGCCTGCTTTCCCAATCTCCTGCATGTGTTCGGCAATGTGCGTGGCCGTCAGGTTCTGCATGCCCATGTTGGTCAGCAGCGCGATGTTCTTGAACACCGACTGCTCAAATGGCATCAGCCCCGCTTCGCCTTTGTTGAGCGCATGCAGGAACGGCATGTTGCGGACATCTCCCACCGATACCTGCTTGCCGTCAGGCATTTCCAGCATCCCGTCATCCCGGTAGAACGGGATGTAGTTCTTGTCAGCCAGCATCTCATCCGTGTACTCTTTGGGGAGTGCGTGCGTCTGCTCCAAGAACTTAATCAACCCCTCATTCAGACTGCGGTACTTGGCCTGCACTTCCTTCATGGCCGCGTGCAGCGCCGGGTTCGACTCGACCTCACGGATAACCGCCAGCCCCTGCCGCTCGGCTCCCTGCGGGTCATCGTAGTTAAGCGTGTGCCACCCCTTGTCGCGTGCACGCAACGCAGACAGGTAGCCTTGGGCCATCGCCAGTTTCTCGGCACCGGACTTACCCGGCAGCTTGGAGACTGCATCGAACACATCCTTGGCAGACGCGCTGTTGCCAGAGCGCATGACCGTGATGCCCTTCTTGTCCTTGCCCAGCGCGAAGGCTCCGTTGGTGGCGACCTCTTGCATGTTGCCCGTGGCGTTGTCATTTGCCAACAGTGAATACTGCACCTGCTTGCCAGTGAGCGTATTGCCAATCTGGGAAACACGCCGCAGCGCGGCGCGGAAGTCCACCACCTTCTGCTCCAGTGCCAGCCCGAGCGCACTCCGCGCTTCCTTGGCCTGCTCAAGCACCGTTGGGTGGGGTGCTATCTGTTGTCCGAACTGCGCCGCTAAACTGGAAAAGGCGGGCTGGCGAAACATGCTAGGCGCACGCTCGCCCTTTTGGAGCGCTCTTGAGGGTTGCATGATGCGCTCGACCAGCTTGCGTGCCTTGTCGCTTTCCGTGGCAGGCTTGATGCCGACCAGCCTCTTGATGAAATTGGTGACACGCGTCAGCAGCGACTCCGGCTTTCCTATCGCGTCCAGCTTGGCCCGGAACGCTGGCTCGGTCATAACTGCCGCAGCCAACTCACGAGCGCTCGTAGCGCCATGCTCGCCTTTGAACGCCGGGTGATTGGCAAGCTGCTTCTGTAGCTGCTCCAGACCACTGCGTGCAGCACGTTGGTCTGGAGTTAGCGTGGTCGGGTCGGCCAACAGCACGCGGTCGGTGGTCGCGTGCATACCTTCGTGCAGTATGTTGAGTTCTGTCAATCCTTCCGGGTGCATCGTGGCCGTGTTGGTATTGGGGTCATACAGGCCCGCAACGGACTCGCCATCCTTCTCCACGCCTGCATCAACTTTCAGCTTGGTACGCAGCAGCAGTGGCGCTACCTTCGCGGCCAAGTCCCGAACCTCTTGCGTGGAGCCGTTCTTGGCAAGGTCATTGACGACATCCAGTATGCGTCCATCGTGCGCAGCCTCGACGGCGGTGTCTGAGAGCGGCTTGTCGCCCTCCGCCAGCCGTGTGTTTGCCGCGCTTTCAAAATTCCCTTCGCTCATCGGCTTGGCCGCAGCGGTCTGCGTACCTGCTGCAAGCGCCGCGTCTGCTGCCTTGACTGCCGCCTTGGCTTTCTCCAGCGCATCCGCCCGCTCGGCCTTCACCGACTCAGGTATCTTGCGTGCGCGTGTGGCAGCGTCAACCTGCTCCTGCGCGTTGCGCTCGGCAGTCCGTGCATCCTCCACCTGCTTCTCCAGCGCAGCGCGGTCCTGCTTGGCTGTGCGTGTCTCGGTTTTCGGTGCCTTGTCCAGCGCAGCCAACGCCGCTGCAACATCCTTCTGGGTGGCAAGCAAGCGCTTGGTGGCCGCTTCACGGCGCATGGCCCCACGCTCGCCAGTATCGAACGCATCCATCAGGTCGTCGTACTTGGCTTGCGCATCGTCCATATTGGTCTTGGCCTGCTCCAGCGCACGCACTTTAGCAGCCTTGTCCGCAGCAATACGCAACTCAGTGCCGGGAGCGGTGTCGGCTTTCGCTTTTGCGATTGCTTCCTCGGCAGTGGTGGACAGGTGCACTGCCTTTTCCATAATCGGATTGCGTGTGCCCAGTCGCCGCACAGTCGCTTCGGTTGTTGGCTGCGTGGTTTCGCCGTTGCCGAGATTGCGACCCTCTATCGGCTGGTTGCTGCCTGTCTCAAGGTCAGGAGCCACCACAGCCCGCTTCATCGCCATGCCCGTGCGGCC